GAGAAGTATAAGGGCAATCCAAACAATGTTGTCTTTCGTTCCTCGTGGGAACTTCGTTTTTTTAATTGGTGTGACAAGAACCCAGACATACTACAATGGTCTTCAGAAGAGATTGTAATACCATACAAGTCACCGCTTGACGGTAAGTGGCATCGATACTTTCCAGATGTGTGGATGAAGACTTCTACCGACACCTACCTCATCGAAATCAAACCATTTAAAGAAACGCAAGAACCAAAGAAGAAAACAAGAGTGACGCAGAAATATTTATACGAGGTTAAGACATGGGGTATAAATAGTAGTAAATGGAAAGCGGCACAAGAATTCTGCAATGATCGAAAGTGGAAATTTAAGATCATCACAGAGAAGGAATTAAAACTTTAATGGCAAGTCTATTCGACGATATTCTAGTCCAAGGTGTTCGTAGTGGGCAGATACCCTCGCGCACACAGGCGGCACGAGATTGGTTTCGTGAGAAAGCAAGAACGCAGAGATCAGCGCGAGCATACCCTGCGAACTTAATGAAAGAAACGGGCAACAAAGAAAATGATGTCCGCCCCGGACACATGTATCATTTTTATTATGACCCCAAGACAAAAGCAACCTTACCATACTACGATAGGTTTCCACTGATCTTTATGGTTGGTCCTGCACCAAAGGGATTCTATGGAATCAATCTACACTACTTGCCACCGAAACTTCGTGCCACGCTAATGGACAATCTTTATAGCGTTGTAAGTAACAAACGATACGATGAAAACACAAAACTTCGCATCTCATACGACATTTTAAAAGGCGCGTCTAAATATAGATTCTTCAAACCAACATTTAAACACTATCTTAACGAGCATGTCAACTCTCAGTTTTTAAAGATTGACTCAGCAGAATGGGATATCGCGCTGTTCTTACCAACAGAACGATTTGAGAAAGCAAATAAGAGTAGAGTGTTCGCAGACAGTAGGAAAGCAGTCTAATGACTTTTAATGTCAATAATCTCATCTCATCGATAAACAAATCTGGCGTTGCAAAGACATCACACTTTGAAGTGCAGATCACTGGCGCAGGGGACTCTGGACTTGAAGAAGCAATGATGGCACGAGTAGATACAGTTGATCTACCCGGTCGTTCGTTGATGACCGCAGAGCATAAGTTTACCAACTATGGTCCTCTGAACAAAGTGCCATACGGTGGACAGACATATGGCGATACTACCATGTCAATCATTATGTCAGAGGACATGCGAGAGAAAGAATACTTTGAAGTATGGCAGAATAAGATTGTGAATACTGGTGCGTTCGATTTAGGAACTGTTCCGCAGAATGCACTGTCAAAGTTCAACACCAAATACTTCGATGATTATTTGGGGACAGTCACCATTCGTCAATACGGATCGGCAGGAGAACTTCGTTCTATCTACACGCTGAACGAAACTTATCCAATCATCATTAATCCTATTTCGATGTCATGGGCAGAAGATGCAGTTGCTAGATTATCAGTAACGATGGCATACAGAAACTATCAATGTGTATTCCAAAAGCAAGATCAACCCGGACTTGGACGAGGATTCTCGTTCAGTATCGGACCGAATGGTGTTTCTGGTTCAGCAAGACTACCCGGTATTGGTGACATCTCTGGTGCAATCACTGGCGGATTAAAAACAGTCAACGCAAGAATAGGCGACATCAACAATAGAGTGGCAAGCATTCGTAAATTTTTCTAAGTGAGGTTAAATTATGGCACTACCGAGTTTATCGACTCCTGAGTTTCAGACAGTCATTCCGTCAACAGGCGAAACTATATCATATCGCCCATTCCTTGTCAAGGAAGAAAAAATTCTTTTAATGGCAATGGAAGGTAACGATCAGAAAGAGATCGAGATAGCAATCAAAAAGATTCTATCAAACTGTATTCTGCAAGATATTGATGTTAACAAACTTGCGATGTTTGACATGGAGTATTTGTTCCTTCAGTTGCGAGGCAAGTCTGTTGGAGAAGTTATTGACTTGTCAGTCGCACACTTGGACAGTGAATGTAAGCATCGTACAGATATAAAAGTTAATATTGATGATATTAAGATACAGAATCTTGATCAAGAAAAGAAGGTTATGCTTACCGACGATGTTGGTGTGATGATGAAGTATCCAACAATGCAAGAGGCAATGAGCGTTGATGGAGAAAACACAGAGGCAGTCTTTGAGATTTTGTCTAAGTCTGTTGACTATGTGTTCGATGCAGAAAATGTGTACAGCGATTTTACAGAAGCAGAAATTGTCGAGTGGATTAACGGACTGAACCAAACTCAATTTCAAAAGATTTTAGCATTCTTTGAAAGCATGCCGAAACTTTCATACGAGGTTTCTTGGAAATGTAAAGAATGTAAAGAGAAAGATACAATCACACTTGAAGGGATACAGAGTTTTTTTACATAGGCATGAGTCACAACTCACTGGCAAATATGTACCAGTTGAACTTCGCACTCATGCAACATCATAAATACTCATTAACTGAACTTGAAAATATGATCCCGTTTGAAAGGGATATCTATGTGACTTTGTTAAAGAACTTCTTGGAAGAACAAGAAGAACGATTAAAACAACAATAAGGATAAAGTCACATGGCAGAAGAAGAAGTTAAGAAGGATTACCATCCCGCAGATTTAAATGGTGATGGTAAAGTTTCCGATGAAGAAAGAGAGATGTTTTTAGAGTTCAAGCGTAAAGAACTTGAGGACGCAGATCAACAACGAGATGCTATAAGATCGATGGCATGGTTCTCGTTATTTGGACTCCTATTATATCCATTCGGGATCTTCCTCACATCGGCATTTGGATTGGACAAAGCAAGCGAACTTATTGCGGACATCGCGCCCACTTACTTTGCCTCAATCGCAGTTCTTGTATCAGCATTCTTCGCGAGCGATGCAGTGTCACAAAAGAAGAAAGACAAGTAGAGAATAATAAATGGCAGAAGAGACCAGAAGAAGACTTCCTCAGATAGCACGAGATAATACTCGTAGTGAATCGTTGGAAGAAACAGTAAAAGATAGTATCAGTCGATTACAGTCAAGTATTCGTCAAGGACTTGCTTTAAATCGTCGTGAGATCAAAGCGTCAACTTCTGCCATTCTCGCTGTTCAAGAAACTCTTGCTCAGGCATTTAACATAAACACAGATCTAATTGAGATTGAGAAAGAGAAGATGCGTCTCGCAGAAGAAAGAAGGCGAGAAGACGAACGCAAAAAAAATCAAAAGCAAAAAGATGACAAAGGGTTCATTGCAAAGGCAAAGGGCGGTTTGTTTGATGTACTGAAAAAGGTATTCTTTGGTACAGCACTTGTTGGTGCGGCAATGGTTGTTCTTGAGAATTGGGATACAATCGTTGAGACTTTTGAGAAGATCAAACCAACTCTTATCGCATTCAAAGATGGAGTTGTTGAGTTCGCAACAGTTGCTATTCCATTTCTTATAGACAACTTTGGCGTTATTGCTAAAACTTTGGCAGGTATTGTAGCAGGGGGTCTCCTTCTTAAAGCAGTCAAAGGATTGGCAACAGCATACACTTCTGTTAAGAATGCAGTCGCCACTGCTTCTACTGTTATGGGAGATGCATACAAAGCAGTATTCGGCAGACGCGGATTGATCACCAAATCGCGAATCTTCTTGCGTAATGTTAGAAAGAATGTCTCAGCATTGGCAACTGCCGCTTTGAACATGAGTAAAGCGGCATTGGAGTGGGCAAAGTCTAAGGGAGCACAACTTGTTAAACTGATTCGTGCGGTTGTGCTTGCGACAACAATCTATGCTACAACAACACTTGCTCCTGCATTGGCATCTCTACAAGCAGGTTTGGTTGCTGCCGCACCTTTCGTTGCGATTGCGGCAGGTATTGCCCTCGTGATAGGATCGTTAGTAAATGCTATTAGTGATGCTAAAGATAAGTTTGATGAAACAGGTTCTGTAGGTGAGGCACTCAAAGAAGGACTCAAATCCTTATTTGCAAACATCATTGGATTGCCAATTAAACTGATTCAGAAAGTTGGACAGATGATGGGATTGCTTGATGATCCAACAGCACAGATTGAAGAAACGCAGTCTAAGTTAGAACAACAGCAAAAAGCATCACTTGAGAATCAGAAAAAGATTGCTTCTTATCAGCAAGAGTTAGAAGAAGCAAGAGCATACGGAATGGATGAAGAAGCAAAAATGCTTGAAAACATTTTGAAGTCTCGTATGGAAGATCAAAAACTGCTTGAAGCAAACATGAAAAACTCTCAAGAAGAACTTGAGGAGTTAAAAACAAGCAGTGATCCAGTAGAAAAAATTAAAGGGTTTTTGAGTTCTCTTGATCCAGAAGCATTTATGAAGAATTTGCTTCGTTCAGTATTGCCAGACCCAACAGGCGAATCGATTATCGAGAAAGCACTGAATTCTATTATACCTGATTCTCTCTATGAATACGCAGGACTCAATCCAGAAACTGGAGAAGCAATCCAAGTCACTCCAAGCACAGATGGGGCAGAGACAGATGTTCGTTCACGCGAGGTTGCGTCACAAGTAGCACAACCGAATGTAACGGTTGCCGCCCCTCAAACTAATATGTCAACCGATAACTCTGTTCGCGTCAATAAGACTTCAGTCGCATCTGCATCACCACGACGAGATAAGAAACCTTGGTGGGCAGG